TGAATGAGCATTAATTAATGCCCTAATTCCTTCAAACACTTGGTTTTCTGCCCTATCAATATCAGAACTATCAAACTGAACAACCATCGCGGATGGATATTCATTCTTGTCTACAACGATATGGAAACAATCCCTGATAGGTATTTGCATTGATCTAAGACAGAATCGGTATAACGCTAGTTGTCTGAAGTAACCGTTAAACACGCAATCTTTACCCCAGTCAAGAACATCATAACTGGAAGCTGTTTTTAAATCAGCTACCCAATTATTTTGTGTATCATATAGATCACAAATAAACTTGACGTTGATTGGTGCAGCATCAAAAACAACCTCTGTTAATATTTCTTTTTCTTTTACTATTGTAGAAGAATTAAGAAAATAACTTGAAGCTGTGTTTTCATGAATTGAAGCAATCATTCTGTTAGCTTGTTGAACATCATCGTGTGTAATAATCATAGTTTCAGGTTTCAATGTCTCTTGAAATTTTTCAAAAGTTTCTTTACCTGCTTTAGTACGCTTATCACATATAGGAGCAACAGCAAACTTTTCATCAACCGTCTCCGGTTCCAATAACATTGAATGAACTAAACTTCCAAGAATCATAGCAGGAGATGAAGTTCGCTCTGTAACTTTATCTATGTATGTTTTCTTATAAAGAGTAGGATTTTTTCTAAACATTTCTAAACGACTGTGAGACAAATACTCAATAGGAATCATTATGATTCTCCTTAAAAAAGTTTTCTAAAATTTCTAAAGTCTGACCATTCATCGTACGATTTTTTGCAAGTGCAAGATGATGAATCTTGCTTTTAAGGTCTGAGCCAAGGCGGAAAATTATCCAAAGCTTTTCCCTTTCACCTTTTTTCGTACCTCTTTTTTTAGCCATGTGACACCTCGCTTTCTGGCTATTTTAAATATTATCAAAAAACAATTTTATTGTATCTATTATTATTACAAATTATTATTTTTTAAAATGTATGATAATTCTGTTTACTTTTTTAATGATCAACTATAAGATTCATTTGTGGTGAGGGAGTATGGAAAAGGAATTCTCCAATGATGTCTAAAGATGAAGCATCTAAACCAACAAACTTGCAGCCTGGCTCAGAAGAAAAAAAGCTTTTGATGATTGCTCGCAATTTTTATGGATTACAAATTTTTCATCCTAAAGACTTAAAGCATGATTTTCGTGCATGCGATAACACTGGAGAAAAGTTCAACGCTAAAATGTCGATCGACATTAGCGAATACACCCCACTCGATGATCTTTGACCAACGGTTACTAGGATCGTTTCCTAGGACGTAGGCACACATACAGCCGTTGGTCAATTTCTACCTTTAAAGGGAGTTGTTATGTCGTCTGTTGAACCAAAGAAAAGAATCTTTAACCTAGCGTCCGAGTCAAGAACATTTAACAATCTTGGAATCGATGGGTATGGACTTATCGTAATTCTTGATTTCAATTTTGAGATGATGAAACCTTTTCTTGACACAGGGATGGAAAAGAATCAAATGGGTTATGGTCACTTTGCTGATCGTTCTATTTTTGATGTTACAGAAATTAGACAAGAACTTAATTCTGACGATGAAAATATTATTGACATCATTGGAACTATTAACATCTTAGCTACAAAAACTAAATTTAATATTACAGTTCATCGTGATATTTTTGATGAAATCTTGACTTTAGGTTGCCAACATTTCTTTGGTGAAAACCATGAAATGAAACTAAAGCATGCTTGGTTTCAAGCCAACAACTATGATGTATCACTTAGAATTTTTAACATTGATGAACAGGAGAATGACTAATGAATATTTCTAAACCTATTAACTTTGGTCCTAATAATAAACCTAAAGCGGTTTTGTTTGGACCAGAAGGAAGTGGAAAGTCAACGCTAGGATCAAAACTTGAAAAACCTTTATTCCTTAACATCGAGGATGGTATTTCAGGTATAGATGTTGATGCTATCAGGATTAATTCTTGGAACGAGTTTGTTGTAACCATTAAAGAAATCATAAAGGAAATTTCTGGAAGCAAAACATTCGATTATAAGAACATAGTCATTGATAGTTTGACGGCACTAGAACGATTGCTACATCAACATATCTGTATGCAATCTAATTCTAGTTCAATAGTTCTGGCGTGTGGCGGATATGGTAAAGGGCTGATAGAAGCTTCAACTCAGATGAGCCTAGCGATTAATTCTCTATGTTCTAAAAAGGATCTAGGGGTTTGGTTCTTGGCTCATAGTACGATTAAAAATGTCAACGATCCAACAAGAGGAGAGTATGCTGCATTTCAAGTTCGTGGCGATAAAAGTATGACTGAGTGGGCTACAAGTTGGGCTGACTTAATCGGATTTATCGAAATTGATTTAGTGATCGATGACGAAGGTAAATCCATTATTAAAAAGGAAGGAGACAATGTTAAGAGGACTGTAACAGTAACACCTAGAGGTGGCCTAACCGCTAAATCTTGGAGTGTCTGGTGTAATGTCTGTTGACGCTTTTGTCAACAAGATCAATTCTATTTTTTCTAGTTCTAAAAAGGAGACTGTATAATGGCTGTTGATAACTACGATGCTTTTGGAAATGGATCAGACGACTTTGAAATTTTCTCTGTTGAAGAAGCAAAAGAAATTCAAAAAAGCGATGTTCTTCCTTCTGGTGATTATCCAATCACAATTACAAAAGCAGAGATGCGATCAAAGGATGATAAAAGATGGATTTCTTTATCCGTTAAAATTGATGACTCACATGAAATGGGAGGTAGGATTAAAACATTTTCCCTATATATCAAAGACGGACATAGTAATCCTAAGGTATGTAACATTCATGCAAAAATTAGGCAATCTTTAGATCGTGCTTTAGGTCTTGAAAAGCTTACTGCACAATCTATTTTAGGTCAATCTTGTATGGTTAAGATTAAGAATAGTGAAAAAGATGGAAATGTATACGAAAACATTGACAAATTTTACACTGTTTAATTTTATTAACTGGGGAAGAATTAAGGTTCTTCCCCTTTATTTTTACGAGGTGTTTCATGGATGATCTAATATTTTCACCAGAAGAATGTAAACCAATACCTAAAGGAACTTACACAGCTAGGGTCCTAAAGGCAGATATAAAAACATCTAAAGCAGGTAATAAATACATTGCTTGCGATATTCAAATCATTCAAGGTTCTTATCAAGGAAAGTTGGTTGATTGTAATTTTCATATGTGGTCAAATGATTCTAAATTTAGGGCAGATTCAAGAAGAAAATTTGCAAGGCTTGTTAGTTCTTGCGGGATACAAACAGAGATCAAAGTAAATGATCTTTCGATCATATTAGATAAACCTTTTCTTGTTGATATTAACGAACAAGAAGACAATTTTGGGAATATGAATTGCATTAATGGATTTAATAAACTTAAGAGGTGATTATGAAGTTTTTATTTGCTGACAAACATATTTTTAAAACTGTGCAGGGCGAAGGATATTTTTTAGGAACGATACAGATATTTTTTAGGCTTGCAGGATGTTCAGTAGGTTGTAGATTCTGTGATACAAAATACAACCATAACAAACTTACATTTACAATTTCTGACATAGTTACAGAATTGTCAACAACAGATAATAAAGAAGTTGAATGGATTTGGATTACTGGAGGAGAACCAACAGATCAAGATGTTGGATTATTGATCAGGGAGTTACAAAAATATTTTCCATTTAAAAGATTTGCACTAGCAACTTCTGGAATCAGAGAAGTCAAAGAAATTCCATTTAATTTTATATCAGTATCTCCTCATGGTAAACCTAGCGACCTAAAGATTCACGAAGGCAATCAAATAAATTTAGTTCCAGACCTTAACGGAAACAACTTGCTAGATTGGTTTAATTATGATTTTTCAGGATTCATACATAAATATATTACCCCATGTGATAAAAGACCTGAAACTTTAGGTATGTGTTTAGATTGGGTAGAAGCTAGGAAGGATTTTAAATTAGGTATTCAAGCACATAAAACTTGGGGAGTTGATTAATGGAAGTATATTTGTCAAGCCCTAATAATCAATTACAAGCTTCTTGGGCGAATGAAATGCCAGTACTATTATCGTTTGCTATTTGTAGTAATTGGATAATGAATGGATATCAAGAAACCTTTGAAAGAATATTAATTGATTCAGGTGCGTTTTCAGAATTCAGTACAGGCAAAAAAATAGATATAGACGCTTATGCTGATTGGTCTGAAAAGTGGGTTTTGCATGCTGATGCCATTGCAGGCCTTGATGATATTTCAGGAGACTGGCGAAAATCATTAAGGAATTACGAAAAATTTCCTAAAGGTTTCCCTACATTTCATGAAACAGATCCACCTGAATTACTTAAGGATCTGATTACAATTTCACAGGAAAGGAATCAATGGATTGGTTTAGGATTAATACCTCCAAGAGGTAATAAAGAATATTTCATAAGGTCAACACTAGAAAAGATACCAAATAATATTCATGTACATGGATGGGCATTAAGAGAATATACAAAATACAGAAAAATAAGTTCTGTTGATTCTACAAATTGGTGGAGGGATGCTTATGCAATAAAAAGCATGAAGGAAACATCGCATTTGACATATTCTGAATGCTTAGAAATAGTCATAAAAAGATATAAGAGATGGAGCAGAAAGATAGACGACAGTATGAAAGATAAAACATTGTTTGACAATATTGGAGAATTATAATGCTTAGAAGATACCAACAAGATTCAGTGGATGCTTTGTTTCAATTTAATTTAGACAAGCCAAATAAATCTACGATAATTGTTATTCCAACTGGAGGTGGAAAAACACGAGTTATGGCAGAAATAATTCGTAAGTCATTCGAAGCTAATCCAAATTGTAAAGGAATGATACTCAGCCATGTCAAAGAATTATTAGAACAATCAGAGAATACTTGTAAAGGTTACGCAACAGCTACAGGATTACCAGTAGAATCAATTGGAATATTTTCAGCATCGATGAAACGAAAAGAGGTTAAACCATTAACGATTGCAGGAATTCAATCTGTATATCGTAAGGCAGATTCTTTTGGAGTTCTAGATTTTGTAATGATAGATGAGTGCCATCTGATATCTCAAAACAAAGAAACAATGTATCGTAAATTTTTATCTTGTCTTAAAATTAGAAATCCAAACCTTAAGGTGATAGGTCTCACTGCTACACCATTCAGACTTCAATCTGGAATTATATTTGGTGAAGGTAAAACATTTGATGATTGCTGTTATGCTATTGGCGTTAAAGATTTAATAATGGATGGATATCTATCACCTTTAATTACAATGGGTGCTGATTCTCCAGATTTAAAAAAGGTAAGAATAAGAGGAGGTGAATTTTTAGATTCTGACCTTAACAAAATTCTTGAAACAGAGGAATTAGTTTATACTGGAGTTAATGATGCAATTAAAAAAGCTAAAGATAGGAATTCAGTTTTAGTGTTTGGGACTTCAGTTCGACATGCTGAAATGATCTTAGAAGAACTTAAAAAGCAAAACCAAAGTTGCAGCCTTATAACTGGTGAAACTCCTTTAGAAATTAGAGAATTTACAATTAATTCTTTCAGAGAAAACAAAATCAAATGGCTCGTAAATGTTGCAGTATTAACTACAGGATTCGATGCACCTAACATAGATTGTGTAGTAGTGATGAAACCTACAATGAGTAAGGGTCTATGGTATCAAATGGTGGGTCGCGGATTTAGACTCAATCAAGGCAAATTAAACTGCTTAGTGCTTGATTACGGCGACAATGCTTTACGACATGGGTGTATAGATCAGATTGAAGTTGACGCTAAAGGAATGGAAATTCCAGCGGCTAAAGTAAAAAAATGCCCAGCATGTAAATTAGTGTACAAAGTTCACATACCTGTATGTCCTTCATGCGGTTACATAAAGCCAAAGCATGAGATACCAGAAATATCGTCTAAACTTAGCGGAACGCAAAGTCAAGGGGATATTATGAATGGAAGAAAACCCAGAGAATTTGAGATAGTGGCAACGGCTTATTCGATATATAGGAAGCACCCACAAGCTGAACCATGCATCATGGAAACTCATGAAACATTTTCTGGCGATTTAATTAGATCATATCATTCGTTAAAGCCAGGGTTAGAATTTTCATTGTGGAAATGGTTGAAAGGTTTAACCTTAAATTTACCTAGGCATCATTGGCATTTAGATAAAATTAAAATCCAATCAATGGATTTTTTAAATACATTACCTAGGCCGATATCTATAATAGCACATAAAAACGAAAAAGGTTATTACCAGATCGATTCCTATCAGTTTGAAAAGGTATCCGTGTAGATGTATTTTATATATGTAAAGGGATGTATTTGTTATGGATGACATTAAAAAAGAAGCATTAAAGATTCGCAAACAAGGGCTCAGTGTTTTTTCTACAAAAACTGACAAGACGCCTGTAATTAAAAGAGCAAATCGAATTGTTGAATTGCGTACAAAACCTCAATCAGAAAAAGAAATTGAGATAGATTTTGGACAACCTCTTGTAGCTGGAATTGCAATTAATTGTGGTCCAGTTCCTAATCAAGATAAGGACCTAGAATGTTTAGATATTGATTGCCCTAAATTAGCTAAAACATTT